CGACCGTGGTTATGGAGCTATTAAATGTTCGGGCTTCAAAAGATAGCCTTGATGGTAATTTTATTCACGGCTTTTGCGGGAGCGGCGGGAGTTGCCTATTTTCAATGGAAAAAATCGGTAATCGCGGAAGCTGGAAACAAGGCGACGGCAGAGGCTTTTATGGAGCGAGACAGCTTTGAAAGCGAACAGCACAGCATTGCGCTGGAAGAACTCGCCGCGCTCAGGGCGCGGATGGAATCCATTGAGTCTGAATTTAATAGTTTTGAAGAATTGCAAAAACTGGATTGGGATTCGGAACTGCAAACTGAGCCAGAAGATTTTGCTAATCGCGCTACTGTCGCAACTGAGCGCGTGTTCCACGCTAGGCAACAGTTACTTCAAGAGATTTTTAGTGAGTGAAGTGGCTTGCGAAACGCCTCCGGCTTATACGCCCGGAGTTTTAGAACCGGTGCAATGGAATGCCGTCGCCGGAATCCACGATAGAAAGTATATGGCGCTGACGGGTGATGATTATAAAACGCTAGCAAAAAATGGCGTAATTATGGAAAAAGCGCTGCGCCAGAGTCACAGCAGGACGGTGCATTACAAAGGTTGTATAGAGAGACATAATGACAAACGATACGAAAAAGCAGACGACAATGAGTAGTGGCATTTTGCTGCCGCAACTGCTGCTGAGCACGCTTTTTATCTGCGCGTATGCCGCACTGGTTTATGTGATTGTTATTGGAGATGTCGAAACGTCTGACAGTACAATGCCCGTTTTGTTGATCATCGTTGGAAGCCTCACGTCATCTATGACGTCGGTTATGTCTTTTTGGTTTGGTTCGTCGAGCGGCTCGAAAGAGAAATCGAGGAATGGCAAAGACGGCAATTAGCGTCTTGCATTCATTTCGAGACTAGCGGAAAATTATTTTACTCTGCTCCCCTCTCAGAGTGAGGTAGGCCGGATCGCTCCCCACCGGCCTACCTCGATTTTTCCAGCAATTCGATCAACCGCATAATCAGCTCAATGATTTCTTCATCTTCATCCGTATCGATTTCGATGATAATTTTAGCCATCTTGGACTTTATCCAGATCCCACTTCTCAATCGTCACGACGGTGCCTTGCTCGACCCGCTTTTTCGCCCGTTCCCATTTTACGGTAAGCGATATGTACTGCGGGCTGTCGTCCTTGATGACGTTTACGCGCTGCAGCGCATCGAGAATCAATTTTGCTGAGGCGGTGAGATTGTCGGGATCTGGTTCAACGCCGACACTTTTCCGCGTGATTGTGACATGGACGCCACGCATAGCTGAGTTCCGATTGCCGACTTGCTGTACGATCGACCATTCAAAATCTTTTTGTATTCTTTTTCGTTTTGCCCAGTGCATCCTCAACAACTGATTCTGACTCGGCGCAAGCGGCAACGTCATTTTCATGCTTTCCACCTTAATTTATAGCCGTGGCCGATGAACGCCTGAACCTCGGCAAACGTCAAACTCGGATGAAATTTTAGATATCCTTTCATGCCCATTCTCTCCTCAAAATCCTATGAAATTTACCGTCCTGCCTAAAGCTAATTGAAGCTGGCGGCGTTGATTCGTTCATTTTGTAAGCGAGATCTTCAAGCGTGCCTTCGAAAAAACTTACGTCCGGCACTCCCGCGCTGCTCGCTATTGTCACCAAGGATATTCTCGCTTTTTCACCAGCATAACCGTCGTGACAAATAGTTAAATATTCATTAATCGGTTTGTCGGATAACGCGCCGTAATACGTTACCCGTAGCATTTCCTTGCCGCTGGCGCGGCTTGTATGTCTGCGCCATTGCCAATCTGTAATATCCATCTCGGTCGTATCCAGACCCATGATGTCATCATCATGCAGTCTATGTTTCAACGGTGGTGGCGGTGGAAATGGCTCGCCGCAAGCAGCGCACTCTTTAGCGGATATGTGATTAAGCTCTTTACAGCTTTCACAAACTTTAACCGGCGCTTCGCCGTCGCCTTTTCCGGTGGCCTTTTTCGGATTGACCGCTGTGATCGGGCCATGCGTTTGCACGACTCCAGCAAAGTCGAGTACTAGGCAATGATCGGTATGAGATTTAGGCCGCATTCCTCGACCCGCCATTTGTACATAGAGTCCGGTGGATAGCGTGGGACGCAGCATTGCAATTAAATCAAGGTCGGGATGGTCAAAGCCTGTGGTCAGCACGTTTGCATTGGTGATCGCTTTAATTTTTCCTGCCTTAAAATCAGCAACAATACGTTCGCGCTCCGCTTTCGGCGTTGTGCCAACAATCGTTGCAGCCGTAATGCCTCGCTCGATTAAAGCATCAGCGACGTTATGCGCGTGTTGCACGCCAGCGCAGAAAAACAGCCATGACCGGCGGTCGCCAGCGAGCTTGATCACCTCGTCAACCGTTGCAACGTTGTTGTGTTCGGTGTCTACAGCCTCTTGCAATTCGCTTTCGATGTATTCGCCGCCGCGCTTGTGTACGCCTTCGACGGATAAAGCATGATCAGTGAGTTTTGAACGCAGCGGTGCGAGATGCTTTTTGTAAATCAATTCCTCGATGCTCACGGGCGAAATGATCGCTGAAAATAACGCGGGCGGATCGGTGATGTAACCGTGGCCCATCCTGTACGGCGTGGCGGTTAAGCCGATCACGCGCAACGCTGGATTGATGCGAGTCAAATTATCGATTAGCTTTCGATAGCCGCCCTCCTGCTTGTGGCTGACTAAATGGCATTCATCAATCAGGACTAAATCGACATGACCGATTTGGTCAGCTTTATTGCGTACCGATTGAATACCAGCAAACGTTATCGGCTCCCCAATGTCGCGCTGATTCATCCCTGCCGAGTAAATGCCGAGCGGCGCTTCCGGCCAATGTTGCCGCATCTTGTTAGCGTTTTGCTCGATCAATTCCTTGACGTGCGTAAGCATCAGGATGCGGGTTTCGGGCCATTGCTGGATCGCCTCTTTGCATAATTCCGCAACGATGTGGCTTTTGCCAGAACCGGTTGGAAGCTCGATACACGGATGGCCTTCATGGACATCTGCAAACCACTTATAAAGTTGATCAATCGTTCGGCGTTGATAATCACGCAATATAATCATAATTAAATCTCCACTACTGTCGCGTCAAAAGTTTCCCGCAACAATTGGACATTTTCATCGGCGCACATATCGCCACCCGCAATCAATTCCTTGCTCGCAAAAACAAACGCATCGCCTTCGCCGTTGCGAATATCCTTGCCGTCGATGACATAAATAGCTTCGTGTGGGTTGGTGCTGTCCTTGATCTGCCACGGCACCAGATCGGGGTGAAGTACATGGCTCTCGCAGCCTGTTTTCTGAAAGTCGCCGGGGATGTTTTTAGCTTCGAAGCGAGCGCATGACCATGTGCCGTCATTTTCCGGCGTCGCATGGGCGCACGTTCGACAGTTCACTTCTTTTGTGAGTCGTTCTTTGTAGCAAAAGCTATGTGCCGCGCAGAATTTGCATTGTTTCCAACTCGGATCCGTTGATAACGGCGGTGGTATGCGCTCTGTTGTTGCAAGCCGCTGACCTCTCGCCAGTAAATTTTGAGCCGCTTGCTTATCAAATTTCACGCGCTCGGTGTAGATGCGGTCATCGTCTTTGCATACTGCGACGTAGAGCGCCCGTTCAATTTTAGCGCCGAGCATGTACAGCTGGACTTGCGCCCAGTGAATTGGCTTGGAATCTTTAACGCCCTTTTTGTTTACGTCATCAAATGATTTCTTGTTATGCGTTTTGATTTCTAAAACGTGGCGGGTTTTTGATGCGCCCGGAACGCCGGACTCAATAATGCCGTCCATTGATCCGCCGACATGCGATCCAAAATCGATAACTTTTTGATTGTCGCCCGTGTTCCTAACGTCAATGCCGATTGCTTTCAAATCTGCGACGACTATAGATTCTTCGTTCTGGCCGCGCCGGAATAATCGCCGGATGCGACCTGGAATTTGCTCGCGCACCGCCCAACGAAATGATAGCCATACCCAACGTTCGCAAGGGTGACCTAGCGACGATGCGCCGAGGTGTAAGCGTGGTTCGTCGGGTTGCGCTGCATGATGCTCATCAATCGCAGCGGCAATAGTGTTTATTGGTTCAGGTATTTTTGCCATGTAATTAAAGGCCGGTGGTTGTTAGCCACCGGCTCTCCTGTTGCTAGGCTCCGTTGGTGCTTTTCGACGCCCACGGCGGCGCTGACGCTGCGTTCTCGGCGGTTTTAGCCGTCGGTGGTGCTACGGGCGGCGCAGAGCCTTCGGTTGCGCGATAGCCTTTGACCTCGTTGCTGGGGCCATAGTTTGGGTCGTCACGCACCGACACCTTGATCGACAAATTACCTCCCAACAGTTGATCGGTGTCCTCAAGTTTCGTCAGGCCAATTGCTCGCATAATATTGCCAAGCTGCTGGTGCCCAATTTCCTCAGCTTTGGGGTTCGGGTTGCGAGTATTGAGGTTCGTCCACACGACTCGACCCTGGTATTCGGGGCCGGTCACATCGAACCGAACGGCGATGTAGTTTCCGGTTCCAGCTTTCGTTTCTTTGATGTCAGCGCCTGCAATCGCGGCGGTATACCAACCCGCCGGAATTGGATCAAAGTCGCGCTTTTCATCGGCGGGAATATTGTTAATATCGATTGGAGTTTCTAAAAATGCCATTATTTGGCCTCCTTTGTAATGGTAAATGATGCCCGTCCGGGCGAGGTTGTGATGCCGCCTAACAGCGGTGTTGTGATTTTTTCGTCGGCGTCTTTCCAGACAGACATATTGATTTCTGGCTTCCAGCGGAACAGGCTGGATAAATGCTCGGTTAGTCCTGCTTCCGCTGCGATCTCCTGCACACGGTCGCCGTCGACTTTGCGGTTCATGCGACCAACGATTTTCAGCTTGTAGCCGGTATCCGTTTCGACGGTCTCGGTGCCTTCCATATTTTCTGCAATGCCGATCAAAGACAGTAATTTATTTTCGGCATCGCGGCGACGCTCCACCGCCTCGCGCTCAGCTTGTTTTGCTTCGAGCCATTGCTGGCTACAGGTTTCAAGATCCATTATTTTCCTCCCAATTTTTCAAGAATGACGCCGAGGTCTGGCGCTTCCCAGGCATCCAGCTTGCCGCTCCGGTCTTTCGCTTGCCACAAACCATCGGAGTCGCACATGAGCGCCCGTTGCGATACGCCTTCTTCGTCTTTTTCAACCCGCATAGCGAGCATCAAATCGAAAAAATAAGGCAACGCTTGGCCGGTCTTATTACCTGGCATCGACGGGCTGTACATCATGCGACCCATTTCATCCTGAGCTTTTTCCAATTTGGCGGTCATCATTACGTGCTTATTCAAATCTCGGAATGACCGGATCAGTTCAGCCATCGTTGTTTGCATTTCGCCATACGCTTGGCGCGGGTCTTTGGCAATGGACTTCTCTTTCGACAAACATACTTCGGCAATTTCGCTGATGCTGTCGAGCGCGATAGTGTCGAATTGTTTTGCTTCGTCGCTGCTGAGTAACCAGCTGTATGCCTCGCGCAGCGCGTCCATCGAGGTGACTTCAATAAACGGAATGTCGTGTCCAACTATTGAAAGCAGACCGCCCTCGGCAGATAAGATTACTGGTTTTGGAAGTGTTGGGATCAGGCTTGTTTTGCCCGCGCCCGCCTGACCGTAGACCAGCAATTTTAGATTGCTGGCAGATACGGTGTTCGTGCTTTTAAGATTAATTGCCATTAGGTTTCCCCTGATTTCGTAGGCCAAAAGTAAGGCAAGTCGTCGGTTTCGCACCAACCAAATTGCCCGTAGTGTTGCGCGTCTTTGCGCAGTAAATTGCTGCGATGTGTGGCGTGAATTTCGCCGCCCCACCATTCTGGAAATAGCGGATTCCATATATATCCCGATGTGTAATCCATCGTGTTGTTAAATCCACGGTCTATCCATTCGGCAATGCACAAATCTTTGTATAGATGCAGCGCCTCGGTGCAGCCGCCCCACATCTTGACCGCAGGGTGGTTCTTCCAGCCGTCGCGCCGACCTTCGAGTACATTTAGAATTTGCATGGCCTCGACGCGCTGCTTGCCTAAACGCTTGTTGTCGAGGCATGCAACGCTGTCGTGCATATCTGGGTAGGGTAAAAATGTTTGCATATTTATATTTCCTGTTGATTAGATCGGGATTGCATCCCAGTCGATTGCGATTAAAATAAATACGACGCAGAGCAGAATCGACTGCCCTCGTGTCGGCGCTTTTGATGTCGGCGGAGCATCCGCCAAATATTTGTAGTCTGGTTTAATCATTGCGTTTCGCCTTAATTTTGTCGGCGGCGAAGGGCCGCAGATATGCTTTCGCGCCCTCGCCTAGAAGCCGCCCAAGCTCTCCCCACTTTTCTTCAGCGATGAGCGCTCGCACCTCCATCCCGACCGCGCTGTGATTTCGATAAGCATCTGGCCCCACGGCTTCCCAGATTAAATCAAGGTCAAGGTCTTCGATTTCCTCCTCTATCTCCTCCCTCATGTCCGAGTACTCCTCTTCGCGTCGAGCTGAGTGATAGTTTTCGCAGGCGGCATCGATGCTGTCTAAGAACGGATCTCGGTAAATTTCGTCGAGCAAATTGAGCGTCGGCGATTGAAATTTATTGATTGATGTCATTTCGTTTCTCCTTTTAACGCGGTCGGTTAATCCGGTTGCGTTATTGAGGTTAGATTATACAATGAATCTGTATATAATGTATACTCAAATGCAACATTAATTACATTGGAGGCTGAAATGTTGGCAATTAAACAAATAAAACAAAGGCTTAGGGACTCAAATCTTCGGAGAGTTGCGATTAAGTCAGGCGTGCATCCGGCCACGGTTTATCGATTTATGCGCGGCCAGGGAAAGCCGACGTACGAAACCGTAGAATTGCTCAGCAATTATCTGGAGCAGGAGCACGCGGCATGACGAAAATCACTGACATTTTCGGCGGGCCATTTGTGCCTGAAGCGGGGAAGCAGGTTGACCCGCCGGAAATTCAATTGGCAGATGCGATGCTATCGGCGGGCATCGAGCCGCCGGAGAATATTAAAATCGATGGAAAGGTGCATCGCTTTTCGACGAATGGGCGTAAGCGTGACGATTCGGGGTGGTACATCATTTTTCCAGATGCGCCGGTCGCGGGGCGGTTTGGCTGTTGGCGTGATCAGATTGATTGTGTTTTTAAGGCCGATATCGGTCGTGACTTGACACCAGCAGAAAGTATGGCGATTGTACGACGGCAAGCCGAGGCGACCGAAGAACGTGAGCGCGTGCGGACGAAAAAATCCGAGGTTGCAGCTAACACGGTCGAAAAAATCTGGAGCGAGGCGATTGCCGCTAGCCCTGATCATCCGTATCTAAAACGCAAAGGTATCGAGCCACACGGAGCAAGATTGACCGGCGACGGCCGTTTGATTGTGCCGCTTTATGACGGCTTTGATAATTTGACTTCTCTGCAATACATCTCCGAAACGGAAAAGCGTTACCATTCCGGTGGCACAACAAAAGGATGTTCGTGGTCGCTTGGAGAAAGAACTCCTGGGCCGATATTCGTCGCTGAAGGATTCGCGACTGCCGCGACGGTGCATGAAGTGAGCGGGCGCCCCTGTGTGATTGCTTACAGCGCAAACAATCTACCGATTATCGTCGGGTCATTACGTGGGTTTTACGGACAGACGCAGGACATTGTGATCGTGGCCGATAACGATGCCTCCGGTGTCGGGCGCAATAAAGCAGACGAGGCGAGCGCGAAGTACGGCGGGCGGATTGTCATGCCGCCAACCGAGGGTGATGCGAATGATTACTACAAATCGGGTGGCGATTTATCCGCGTTATTGTTTCCGCCCGTCGATGATTGGTTAGTCCAGGCGGATGCTTTTTCAAAACAACCTGCCCCAGTGAAATGGCAGATCAAAAACTGGCTGCAATCGGAAGCACTCGCCATGGTTCACGGCCCGTCCGGTAGCGGTAAAACGTTTATGGTGCTGGATATGGTGATGACGATAGCATCAAAAGGTGTTGTGGCTGAGTGGTTTGGAAATAAAGTACGACACGGCACGATTGTTTATCTGGCTGGCGAAGGCCACCACGGGCTACGGGGACGAGTTGCAGCGTGGAAACAACATAAAAATGTTAGCGAGCTAGATATGTGGCTATCGCGCCATGGTCTGGATCTGAACACGCCAGTGGGTTATCAAAAGACAAGCGATGCTATTCGCGCATTATCTAATTCGCCAGAAATTATTGTCGTGGATACCCTGCATCGATTTCTCGAAGGCGACGAAAATAGCGCAACGGATGCAAAAACGATGCTGGATGCCTGCTCTGCGCTGATTCAGGAGTTCAGTTGTAGCGTGATCCTCGTACATCACACGGGGGTATCGAGCGAGGCACAGCATCGAGGGCGTGGCTCAAGCGCGTGGCGCGGGGCATTGGATATTGAAATATCGGTTATTCCTGGCACGACTATCGAGATTGTGCAACGCAAGAGCAAGGATGCGGAGGAGGCTGCGCCAGTATTTGCGGAATTACAGTCGGTTCCTATTAATGGTTGGTTTGATGAGGACGGCGATCCATCGACCAGCGCAGTGCTGACTGAAGGACACGAGCCGGTAAAAGCCAAAAAGGATAGCCCGTTGGCGAAGCATCAGAAGATGTTCGAGCGAGCATGGTGGGCGGCTGGCGCTTTAATTGAAGACGATAAGCCTTATCTCGCTAAGGTGGCTTTGATCGACTTCTTGGAAAGCGAGGGTATATCGCTCGGCACAGCGAAAAATTATGCGAAGCCATCGTATGATCGCGGCCTTATTGCGATGCTGCAAAACGGTGAAATGATCACGGGATACAAAAAATCAGGATGGGTCATCGAAGATAATGTATGGGCGGCAGCTTTGATGGTGCGGCGCAATAATTGATAGGTACATTTGGTACATTTGGTACAAATGTACATTTTGTACAAATGTACCGATGGGGGGCAAAAAGCGCAGAAAAACGGTACAAACGGTACACACCCCCTTAGGGGTGTACCAAATGTACCATCTGCGTGCGGCGGATTTTATAGGAGTAAAAATAATGAAAATATACAAATTACAACCCCCCGGCGGGACAATATCCGCAGACAGCATAGATTGCTCGTATGACTATTTTGAAGGCACAGGTCAAATAGATGGCATCGAAAATTTATCGACAGAGCAAAAAGCCGAGGAGCTTGAAAAAGCTGGCCTGATCAAGTTTTACAGAAATAGATTCACCCGATTTGTAATAATCAAAGGAGAATAAATAATGGAATGGCCAGCCGATAAAATTGAGCGTAAAAAGGTGGATGATTTAATTCCGTATGCGCGGAATGCTCGAACGCATAGCGATGAACAGGTGGCACAGCTTGCAGCATCGATTAAGGAATGGGGGTGGACAACGCCGGTGCTGGTGGATGAGGACGGTGAAATCATCGCGGGGCATGGGCGGGTAATGGCTGCGCGAAAGCTGAATATTGACGAAATACCAACCATGACAGCTACCGGCTGGTCGAAAGCGCAAAAGCAAGCCTATATCCTGGCGGATAACCAGTTACCGCAGAACGCAGGGTGGGATATGGATCTGCTGTCGGTGGAAATGAAAGATTTGGACAGCGAGGGGTTTGATTTAAGTCTGATCGGGTTTGATGACGATATGATGGCTAATATGCTGGTTGAGGAAACTAAGGGGCTGACCGACGAGGACGCTGTGCCGGACGTACCCGACGATCCGGTGACAGTCGAGGGCGACGTTTGGCTGCTAGGCAACCATCGGCTGATGTGTGGCGACTCAACGGCTCGCGATTCAGTAGATACCCTCTTAAATGGGGCGAAAGCCGATTTAGTCTTTACAGACCCCCCATATAACGTTGACTACAAAAGTAGAGGCAAGGATGCGCTATTGGCCAAGGGCATAAAGAATGATGCTATGAGCGTGAAAAAATTTAAGGAATTCTTGGGCAAGGTAATGACTAACTATTTTGAAGCAATGCGACCTCTTGCTTGCATTTATGTGTGCCATCCTGATTCTGCATCTGCCCCTAAACTTGCTTTTGAGGAATCCTTTGCCAGTAACTTTCATAAGTCCTCGACAATTATATGGGTCAAGCAATCTGCCGGTATGGGTTGGCAAGATTACAGGAGTCAGCATGAGCCAATTTTATACGGATGGAAACCAGGTGAAGGGAATCACGGTTTTTATGCAGGGCGAGACAGGACGACGGTTTGGGAATTTAAAAGAGATGCCCAAGCCACTTATGTTCATCCAACGCAAAAGCCAGTAGCGTTAGTCGAGGAGGGCATAAAAAATAGCTCAAAGGTCGATGACATTGTCTTGGACTTGTTTGGCGGTTCGGGGTCAACGCTGATTGCTGCCGAGAAGAACGGACGCCACTCCCGGCTTATGGAACTTGACCCAAAATACTGCGATGTTATCGTGCAGCGCTGGCAGGATTTCACTGGGAAACAAGCACAGCTGGAGGGTAGCGGGGGATTCTTCCCCACTAAAAAAGGGATGAAACAAGATGCCGCGTAAAAAAGCAGGGCAACCGGCGTTCAAGCCGACCGATGACGAGCGAAAGCTCGTCGAGCAGATGACCGCCTGTGGTATTCCGCAGGAATCCCAGTGCTTGGTGATTCGTAACGGTATCGATGACAAAACCTTGCGAAAGCATTTTCGTAATGAACTGGACACGGCTGCGACCAAAGCCAACACCAAGGTGGCCGGGACGCTGTTCAATAAAGCGATGGGCGGCGACACTACCGCTTTGATCTGGTGGACTAAAACGCGGATGAAATGGAGCGAGAAGCAAGAGGTCGAGCATACCGGCGATGCAGTGTGGACAATTAAAAATGTCTATGAGAAATAATGCTGGTTGAACGCCGCATTCGGAACTACCAAGCCCCGCTGCACCAATATTTATCTGGCGGAGGTAAGCGAGCGATTGAGATAGCTCACCGACGCTGGGGCAAGGACGAGATCGCCCTAGCATGGACGTTTCAAGCAATCACTGACCGCCCCGCAACCTATTGGCACTGCCTGCCGCAATTCACCCAAGCACGCAAAGCAATCTGGACAGCGGTGAATCCACATACTGGAAAGCGTCGGATAGACGAGGCATTCCCCGTCGAGCTGCGCGAGGTCACCAATGAGCAGGAAATGTTTATTCGCTTTCTCAACGGCGCGACTTGGCAGGTGATTGGGTCGGACGCTTACGATACGCTCGTCGGTGCCGGTGTTGCAGGGATTGTGTTTTCTGAGTGGGCGCTGGCGAATCCCTCGGCGTGGGGCTA